TGGTTCTCAGCGACTTCCGGCGTACTTTCAGCAACTTCAGGTGTGGCCGTCACATCCGTGGTTGGCGCGGAGTCTACTTCCGCTAGGGCTTGGACTTCTTCAGTCATTTTTTATGAATCCTAAGATTCCTCGGTGAACCTCGCCGATACGGTTTTGTTTATCTTACAACAGATTACTCTGTTGGTGCAACCAATGATGATTGATAAGTTGCAATAACTTCAGATGTATGGACAGCAGCGGCAATTGCTTGCACTTTGGCGTCTTCAGCGCTTACGTCAGCGCCTGGCGTGACAATGTGGCGGTGGAACTTACTACTGATTTCAGCACCATTTTCTTTAATAGCGGTTTTGGTGCGAACTTGGATTGAACCGTTTTCAATGACTTCAATTAGATCGACAGTAATTTGTTTTTCAAGAGCCATGATATTTCCTTGTTTCCAGCCTGACCATCCAGTCAAACATTAAGGTTTCCAGTTGTCCGAACTGGTACGGTTTAACAATCTAAAGCGCCAGACAATTCAGGCAATGTTTTTAAATGCTCATATCCTTGAGCAAAAATATTTTTAGCTGTTGATTCAACTGATGGCGTAAAGTCAAAAGATTGACGATCAATTACTTGTTCAACAGTTTCATCTTTATAGACTGAAACATTTAATGACATGCAAGTTTTGTTTCCAACTACGCTATCAATTCGCCAAACTGCATTTTTAGCGACAAGCGCGTCATCAAAATTTGAAAGTTGAATTTTGTATGATTTTTGCAAGCTCATTTTGCTTTCCTTTAAGCGTAAGTGCCGTTAGATTTCAAACGATAAACAATTGTGTAATACACATTGTTCATTGTTGTCCCGCCTGAATTAGTTAAATAAATTGGATAGTAACTAGAACCACTTACAGGAATTGTTGCAAGCGCAGTTGTTTTAGTCGCACCTTCAGCGGTGTTTGTGTATCCATATTGCTCATTTCCTGCGACAGATAACAAAGTCACATAATCATTGTTTCCTGTAACATTTCTGACTTTGATTGAGCCAGCAATCACATTGCTTGAATCTGTTGGGTTTCTAGCCGAAATTGAAACACCCATGATTTGAATCAAGCCATTAGCAAGCAAACTAAAATTAGTTACAGGCAAAACGTGCTGAATGTTTGAAACAACAATTGGTTGTCCACTAGCCAAAACAGCAGATGCACCACTGGCTATGCTTGCCGCATAACCTTGCAACATATAAACAGGGCCAAAGTCATTGAAGGCTGTGCCACTTGTGTAATCAGTTTTGGGGTGGAAATAGTTTTGATAGCCATCAGCACCACTTACTGTTGCAATAACAGGCGAATCAAAAGTATTGTTGAAACTTGTAACTGTTACTTTGGGGAAAGCCGTTGTGTTGTACATATCGGCGCTGCCGATGTAGTTGTACTTATTAGAAATCCAATAATGTTGTGCTGAATTGTTGGCGTTAAAGTGAGCCATATCAATTCTGTTGTATGAACCCGTAACAGTAATGACACCATGATCTGTCGCAGCGCCTGAACAATTATCGTCAGCATAATTGTCAACGATGTGCATACCATTGCCATAAATGTAAATGGCGGCGTTACTGTTTTGCTCTGTAGAATTGTGAATCAACGTGTGATTAGCACCTCTTAATTGAAATCCATAAGTGCAACCATTGACCACGTTGTTTATGGCCATTTGATGTGTCCCCCACATCATAATGCCAATATAACTACCAGTATTACAAACGCAATTTTCAATAAGTGAGTAGGCAGCGCCAGCAATTGCGCCGCCAGTATCATCAGAATAAATACTTGATTTAAAAGCGGCAACAGCCGCTGTCACATAGGCAGCATCACGGGAAAAACCTATCCCATCAATATGAACTGTGTAGTTGTATTGAAAAATATGGTCGGCGTGATACGCAACAATAAACACAGAGTTGTAAATGTCACCACCATACAACTTTATGTTTTTTCCATAATTGGTATAAATTTTTGCAGTAGTTTTGTAAGTTCCTGCGGGAAAATAAATTACCAATCCTGTACTTGTTGAGCTGTCAATTGCCGCTTGAATAGCAGCCGTATCATCTGTTGTTCCGTCTCCAACCGCACCAAAATCTTTTACATTGACGGGCGCGCCAAGAATCATTGAATAGGTTGCTTTAGTTAAAGACATTTTTTACCTTATACAGAGTATGTTCCAGAGAACGATATGCTTGTAGTTGCTGCCATTGCTGTTACAGAATAAATTGTTGTACCCGATGTAATGACAGTTGCGGTTGCAGTGAAATTACCGTTCCAACAAAGTAACGAAAATTCTGCCGTTGAAAATGGCAAATTATTTGCTATATCTACTGCTCCGCCAGTAAATGCAACGCTTGTTGTGCCTGAAAGTGTCCCTTTAACAAAAACAGTTCTACCAATTTTTGTATATGTTCCAGAAGAACTAAATGTGCCAACTACTGTCAGGCCGCCACCTTTACCAGGTGTCCAAGTACCTTCTTCATAGTCAGCAAACAACTCGCTTGTTCCTGTGCCTGGGGTAGCAGAAAAGTCGATGCCTTTGCCAGATGTGCCAATAACTACGTTTCCTGTGCTTGCTGTTACGTCGCCCACCAATGTTGGGGTTGTAATTGATGGGCTTGTAGAAAACACTAAGTTTGTGCTTGTTGTTCCCGTAGCGCCTGCGGCTGTGTAACCAGTAATGTTGTTAAAAGCAGTAATGCTTGCGGCGGATACGTTTGTACCGCCATTTGCAACCGGCACTACGCCAGTACTGGTTAAAAGTTTACTTGCATCTGTAAAAACGGGCTTACTAGCGGTTAAACCAGTATTAGTTAACCCAGAAACACTTATAGAACGGCCAGCCGTAAGATCACTAACTGCAACTTTTACGGTTGCGCTTGATTGAACAATAGGCAAAACCTCTGTGCCCGCCAACGGAGTGGTTGCAGAGGTTAGCGCGGAAATTTTTGTGTTGGCCATGATTGTTCCACTTAGTTAAACATAACTTCAATGGATGAAGTGTAAGGTGGGGCTTCAGAAAATGTCAGTGTTGTACTATTAACTGTGTATGTGTTTTTGTTTTGATAAACGCCGTTAATGTAGACAAAAGTAAAATCTTCGCCAAAAGATGCGGCGCTTAATGTAAATACAGTTTGTGACCCAGTACCGGTAAAATTTTGAATTTGATAAGCTGCTGCGCCAATACCAGAGATATTGTCGTAAGTTGCAATCAATACGTCATTTGAATCTTTTAAAACAAATTTATAAGACGCCGATGTAATCCATATTTCACCACCATCAGGTACTCGGCCAGCAGCATCTAAAACAATTGGATTTGTACGGGCGACATTTCCTCCATTGGTCGTATAACTGACTTGAGGGGTTGTTGTCCCAGCCGCATAGGTGTACAACTTACCGCCAGTCAGCACTGCGCCGGTATTGGTAAAAAACTGGGCCGCAACGCCGCCCACAGGGGAGAGAAAGACGGCCATAGTTAACCTTTATTCGTATGCGACTGTGAACGAGGCAGAAGATCCAGCCAAAACAATGTACAGACCTTTGTTGAAATACAGACCGGCTGGAATGTTCACATAAGTCGTGCCTGCGGTCACAGAAAATGTATCGGCAATCTTAGGGTCGCTGGTGCTGTTAGCGCCAGAGTCATAAATTGTCAAAGTACCGCTTGATGATGCTGTCACAAAGATGCCGAACAGCTTGCCAGCACCAACTTTAACTTGTGTGGTTGCTGCGGTTTGGGTGTAATTAGCCATGATGCTTCCTTATGCCAAGAATTTGAGCTTGTAGAGCGTGCGAAGATAGATCTCAACGATATTATCTATCAATTGTTGGAGCGATGAGTCAGATTTATCACACACATCGTATCTTGCGGCTTCGATTTCAGCAAGTGAATCTTGCAAAAACTCGATCACATTGGCCGTTTTCTTAGCCGAATGCAGAGTAATGGGGCCAATCAGGCCGTACCGGCCTTGGTAGGCTTCGGCAAAGTCGTCAGCCGCACCGATGATGCGGTCATAAAAGATGTTGAGCGCCACATGCTTGCTGTAACTGCGGGTGTTCAAGTGAACACTGTGCGTTACGTCACGGGCTAGGAATAAGATTCCGATAAAGTCTGCGGCTTTCATTGTGGCATTCCTTGTGGAGGCATCATTTGTTCTGGAGGCATCATTTCTTGTTCAGGCATCATTTCCATAGGTTCCTCATCACGGATCATTGGAACCATCGCCATTTGCGACTCCATGGCCGCAGCGACAACACCCATGGCGATGTCTTGAATCTGTTCTTCAGTCATACCGGCCTGAACCGCAGCAATTCGCTTGGTTTCGGCGTCGTATGCTTTGATCTGAGTCTCAAACTCTTTGCGCTCCAAGTCTTGCATCTCGATTGATTTGCCGACATTCTGGATCATCTGGTGCATCTGCTCCATCTCAGCGCCCATGGCCTGAATTTGTTGCTGCGCCGCCTGCAATGCTGGATCGTTCTCATTGTCAGACAAGAACTTGGGATCAATCGTCTTCTGGAATCGTTTGGCCATCTCTTGAGCGCCAGGCCAATCCATGTTCTTGACAAACAAGTCGCCAGCCACAGACCACAATTGTGGGTTGCCCTGAAGCAGTTGAGCCATGGCTTCCAATGCCGCTTGGCGCTTGGTTGCGTAGCCTGGGCCGGTGGTAGCCACGACATCGTACTTGCCCACGCCTGGGTTGTAAATCTTTTCGATCACGATGCCCTGCTCGTTGACAATCTTGTTGACTGGCATAGGCTGATCAGGATTGATCTTGATCATCTTAGTTTCGCCGTCTTCACCAATGATGCGAGCAATGCGCTGAGTGTCGTAAATCTTGGGGATCAAGTCCACCAACTGACGGGCCACATGACGCACGGCACGAGTCAAATTGTCACCATAGTGGAAAGTACCTACATCACCCTCACGCTGGCGAGCCAGAATGGCTTTACCAGAGCGCTCGTTGCTTCCCATACCCAAAGAAGCGTTGTATTGGCCAGTTGTGGACTTGATGTCCTCAGATGCTCCTGCTTTGGCTTGCAATAGACCCGTAGAGGCCATTGGCGGCTGCGCGCGCTGGGGTAGTGGCAAGACTGCGCCTTGGCCGTCTGTAACGTCAGGATTGACCTCCAGATAAGGCCAGTTGTTTGTGTTGGCTGTCTTCCACTTGTCCTCATAGCCCTCAAACTGGCCACCATAGCCAATAAATGGGGCTTTGGGAGCCAGAGCCAGCATTTCAGCTTCCTGAGATACCCAGTAGTTGTACATGCGCTGGGCATCTTTGGCGTTACGCACCAAGCCAGAGATGTAGATACGGCCATCAACCTCGAACTCGTTGCCAACAACACGGATCACAGGAATCCATTTGCCAGCCCACTCTTTTTGTTCAAGGATTTCTTAGCCGTTGATCTTGCAGTACATCACCCGTGGGCGCTCAGACATGCGTGATTTGACAGGCTTGCCAAACATGTCCTTGAGCATCTTGTCCTCGGGCGTGCCTTCAAAGGCCGACTGGTTGCCAGGGTACAAATTCAGCTTGGTCTTGTCGTAGTCAATGTAGTAATAACTGGCAATACGCACAGTGTCTTCATTGAGCCAGTTGCTGATTGACTGATCACCCACGCCAAGGGACTGAAGCGTAGAGATAGGCGCGGCATCAGGGTGCTGGCGCTCGTATTCTGCTTTTGTCAAGTCTTCGGTAATGAAACAATACTTGGCGTCTGCACCAGTTGGGTCTTGGATCAGCGGATCCATGTACACCGAGAAAGAGTTGCGAATGCGGCCAATCTTGATGTCTTGATCGAATGTGTTCTCGTCACAGTATTCGGTCATCAGGGTGATGTAGCCTTCGCCGTAGGACACCTGATTCTCGCAGGCTGTGTCATATGCCACATCAGCGTCAGAGATGTATTCAATGTGGCGAATCATGCCGTTGAAAATGTCGGCCACTTCCACATCAGCGTTGTCATCGACTGGGATGACCTTCGCACCTGGGCGATTCTGACGCATATCATTCGTCACTTGACGGACATGCTGCGGCAGTTTGTTGATTGTCAGAGTTGGGCGTGCATTGATCGTTTGGCCCTGCACCGCACCGCGAGTGGCCAAAACGTCAGCAGGCCACTGCCAGTGGTTGTCGGGTGAGCCTGCGTAGAAGCGCAGATCGTCAATTTCATCCTCACGGCTTTCAGCCAGTGCAGAGACAGCCATGTCCAGTCGCGCACGGGCGACTGTCAATATGTCTGAATCACTTTTTGCAGGCTTACCGCCAGCAGCCACATTAGCGGCTGCGACTATTCCGGTTGGATCATTCATTCCAAAACCCCTAAAATATGAGGCTCACGCATGACGACATACATCTTGCCGTCTTGCTTAAATTCTTGCCCTACGCCAAAGTATACATGGTCACCCACCTTGATGTCCAAACATTTTGGGCCAACGGCAACGGCAATCCCAGTTTCAGTCTGTGAATTCTGTGGCAAAACAAACAAGGGATGCTTCTCAACATCGCGCTCAATGATGATGCAGTCTTGCAGTGCTTTCATTTTTTCTTAGCCATTGGTTTTTGTGCTTCGCGCTTGACGCTGTAGGCGATGGCTACGGCTTGCTTGACGGGCTTGCCTGCGGCGACTTCGGCCTTCACATTCTTGCGGAAGGCTTCGGGTGATTTGGATTTGACGAGTGGCATTTAAGTCTCCGTGTGGAAAATGGCGTAGTTCAAGTGGATTGCTTCGCTGTACGCATTATTGGTCACGTTCTTGATTTCTACCGTGAACGAGCCATTGCCGACAGCCACAATGAACACGTTGTACGCACCTAATGTGCCACCAGAAGCTACGCTGATCACCACCACATCTTTGGTGCTAACTGCGCTGCAATTGACGACAAACACCGCATTGGCGCTAGGGGCCATCTGAGCGTTGGCTGTAATGATCTGACCAGAAGGCGTGTTGATCGTAACGGCTGTGGTTTTGTTATTGGTCTGGGTTACGGTGTCGTAAGCACCAGCCGCATAGCCAATCGTGCCAGTGGTGGCAATGTTGGTGGCTTGGACAATATCCGCGCCAATGATGTTTTGGTCTTCGTATGCAACGCCAATAGGCTTAGTATTTGCCATGATTATTTCTTCTTCGCAGTTTTTGCCGACTCTTTAAAGTCTTTGGCGGTAGGGGCGTTTTTACTGCCAGGCTTGTTCATCTTCTCACCAGAGCCAGCTTTGATGCGTGCTTGTTTGGCGTGAATGTTGGCATAGAGTCCAGGTTTAGTGGCCATGATTAGCACTTCCATCGTTTAAGAGCTGCTTTAGCTCGTTCGCCATCCTTGGCGTTGGCTGCCACCGCACCCATTCTTGCACAAAATGAATCCTTGCGGCCCTGATCGGCCTTGGTCTTGGGGTTCGGTGCTGGCGCTTTGAGGTTAGAACCAGTTTCTCGGTTGTACTTTTCACGCCCTTTAGCGGTCAGGCCCGCGCCTTTGCTGACCGGCAGCTTCTCGCCGCGACCGACTGACAGTGATACTGACTTCTTTGTAGCCATTACGACCCCATCCAAGATGTTGCAACCACGCCTCTATCACTGTATGTGCGGCGCTGCGTGGATTCACGCGCCTCACGGTGAGCTACTGGGAAGGCAAAAGTAACGGCCAGAGCGTCAGCTGCATCGGGTGAAGCAAGACCTCGTGCTTTCATTTCCTTTTTACCTTCCAAAAAGATAGTACCTGCCGAGTTGGGCTTTTTAGTCGGCCCAACAAGGTCAGCTTTGAGCTGTCTGTCGGTAGGAATCGAGGCTGACCTGAGCCATTCGCGCATCATACCCCACATCTCAGCCCGCTTGTTACCCCACATTATGGGGTTTTTAGCCTTCCAGCCAAAGTTAACCCCGCGCACTTTGTACCGCTGCTCGGTTAATCTGTCAAGTATCCCGTAGCCCAGGCCACCCTCGTCAATCACGGTCAAAACGGGCTTGTACTCTTCGATCGCCTCGATGACGTGGCCGACAACGCTCATGGTGTCCTCGCCTTTGTAGCGTTTGATGGCCACCAGGTCACGTCCTTGGCGCACCACGATGACCGTGCTGTCCATGCCCCCGCGAGCTGGGTCAACACCGATGACGATCGGGGCTGTCAGATCTTTGTACTTAGGCCGTTTGAACGCATCCTCGACCACAACGGGCGAGATAAACTGGTCTTCACCGGCAGCGGGGAACTCGCCGTAGACCTCGATACGAGCTTGTATGGAGTCTTCGCCGTATTCCGCGATGATCTGGTCATAGACGGCTTTGTCTGTGCCTTCGACTGTCCTGGCATCGATGATCTCGGTGTCCCAAAAGTCCCGTTTGGCGTTGAAACACTCGAAAAAGTACCCGGTGTTTCGCCGTGGGTTACTAAACGCGAACCAGTACCTGTCCAAAATCTTCTCGGTAAAAAAGCCTGACGCCACCGACCAGATCCCATCAGGAATACCGCTGGCTTCGTCAAAAATCACCATCATGCCATCGTGGTTGTGGACACCGGCATACGAGTCTGGGTTCTCTTCAGACCAGAGTTTGCCCTCAGCGGCCCAGTAACGAGTACCTTTCTTGAGGTCACGCTCCACCAGCTCCGTCAACCACTGCGCCGGCACGAGCTTGGTAGCGCTTGGCTCCCACCAGTGCGAGTTGATCGCCATGGTCGCCCACTTAGTTAGCTCACCCCAGGTCACCGTGCGCAGCTGGTTCTCACTGTTAGCCGAGACAATGACGGAACTACCTATCCGAGTGGTCAGCATCCACAAGATCAACCACGATACCAGGGCAGATTTACCAATACCACGGCCAGACGACACCGCACGTCTAAGTGCATCCATGTCCATCTGTCCACGGTTAGCCTTGATGTGATCGGCAATCTTTCTAAGTGTCCTGCGCTGCCATGCGCGTGGCCCTTTGAAGTGTTCGAGTGGGGTGTTCTTCTGCCCCCATGGAAACGCAAAAAGTACAAACGTCTCTGGGTTGTCTGCAATCTGGGAACTCCAGAGCTGGGTCATCAAGACCTGCTCATCCTGCGGAGAGTAAATCGGTTTCTGCATTAGTCTTTAGGCTCCACGTCAATCACTTCAGCTTCGATGATCCGCGCCCTGGCATTAGCCAGCGCATCGGTAATCGAGATCGATCCACCCAGCTCGACTGTTTTAGTCTCACCGTATTTTTTGCGATTGTGCGCACCCATGAGCCACTTACGAGTGTCG